TCATGGCAGGCAAGATACAAAATACATCACAGAACATTAACCATAGTTTTACTAAAGGGTTAAATAAAGATTCAGATCCATCTTTTGTACAAGATGGAATGTGGACATATGCACGTAATGCTGTTAATAATACTGTAGAAGGAGATTTAGGAGCTATTTCAAATGAGACTTCTAACTTTTTATGTGCTACAACAGGAGCTACTATGCCTCCATTAGCAGTTAAGAAATATATTGTTGGTGCTATCCAAGTATATTCTGATAAGTGGTTAATATTTACAGCAGGTCATAATTCAAAAGGGCAACCTGTTAATTCTGAAATTGGTTTATTAGAAGAAGAAAGATGTATCTATAGACCAATTGTACAAGATGCATGTTTAGGTTTTGATAAAAGAAATTTAATTTCAGGTGTATCAAGAGAAAAAGAAGACTGTACTTGGCAAGTATATTTTGCGGATGGTTTAAATCCTGATAGATATCTTAATATTGGAGATCCTCAGACATGGCCTTCAAGTGCTTATACATGGATGGGAACTACAGCTGATATGAATTACTATACTAATGGTGTAGATAAGATTCTTTGGCCTGGTGTACGTTGGAAAGAACTTTGTAGTGATTCAGCAGGAGTAACACAAACTATTCCTGGAGTATGGCCAACAGGTTCTCCTACAGGATGTGTAATATGTAAAGATTTAAATTCATTAGACTGTGATAAGATTAGATTAGCAAGATTAATGACTACACCATGTCTTAAATTACGTCCAGGTTCATCTGGAGGAACTCTAAGAAATGGAACATATTATGCTGTTATAGCATATACTATTAAAGGACAAAAAGTAACAGACTATTTTTCTCCAAGTAATACTCAACCTTTATGGACAGTAAATGATTCTGAAAGTTCACTTACTTTAACTGTAGAAGCAGATTTTGTTAACTTTGATGAGTTTGTATTAGTAATAGTACAAAATATTAATCAAGGAACTGTAGCAAGACAAATAGGTACATACTCAACTAAAACTACAAGAATTGAATTAGATCAGATAAAGGAAGATCTTATTACAGTTCCTACAGAGTTTTTACCAATACAAACTCCAGTTTTTGAAAAGTCTGATCAAATTGCTGAAGTAAATAGTTATCTACTTAGAGTAGGGCCTACTTCTAAGTTTGATTTTAATTACCAACCGTTAGCTAATTTAATTACAGCTAAGTGGGCTTCAGTAGAATACCCAGCTGATTATTATGTTAAAGGCGGATGGAAAGGTAGTTACTTAAGAGATGAAGTATACGCGTTCTTTATCCGTTGGGTATATGATACAGGAGATAAATCTTCTTCTTATCATATTCCAGGTAGAGCCCCTGCTAATTATATAGTACCAACATCTGGTAATACAGTATTAGAAACAACACTTCTTACTAATGACCCAAATACATTAGCTCCAGATGATCAAGTATTTGAAGTATACAATACAGCAAGTGTTGTTTCAGGATCTCCTTTTGTAAATACCATATTAGATGATGGTGGTAAAGTTCTTGAAGTAGGTAGTATGGGTTATTGGGAATCTAATGAAACATATCCTGACAATCAAGATTATATTTGGAATGCTAGTTCACATTGTTGGACAGGAAAACAAAATACTCCAAGTAATGTATATGACTTATGTGGATTACCTATTAGACATCACAAGTTTCCAGATAACTGTTTAAGTCCAAACACTACACATTTCAAAAGTAATCCTAATTCAGCTACACAAGGTGACTTGTTGAATATTAGAATTATGGGTGTGTACTTTGAAAATATCATAACACCAAAAGATAATGAGGGTAATGAAGTACAAGGTATTGTAGGTTATGAAATCTTAAGAGGTTCTAGAGAAGGTAATAAATCTATTATTGCTAAAGGAATGATTAATAATGTTAGATCTTATGTAATTAAGGGATCTGCAGGAAGAGGTAGAACTGGTTTATATCCTAACTATCCTTTTAATACAATTAAACCATTAAACAATATAGGTACTAATGGTCAGGGTAATTATAATGTTAATGATCCTTATATTAGAATGACACCTACAGGATCAAACACTATATTAAATCAAACTGTTCCACCGGACATTGTTACATTCCATTCACCTGATACAATGTTTAGAACTCCTTTCTTATCTACTACAGAGTTAAAATTGTATGGTGAGTTATCAGGCTATTCTACACAAAGTTTTCAGGACCCTGATCAACATCCTAAATTTAAATTGCTATCTGATTTTGTTATATTACCAATGTTTATGGTGGGTCTTGCTGAAGCCACTGTAGCTATCACAGGTAAAAAAACAATGAAGACTTTAGATTTACAAGATGTTTCACCAGCATTTACGTCTACAGCATTTACTAGCGGTAATGCTGTTATTCCAGGAGTTACCGCTGCTTTGCAGATTCCACTAGCCAATGCTGCCGTATCCGTTTATAATAATACATTAGAGACTTATTATAATACAGCAGGAGGTTTATTTTTAGATGCTTTTGCTGTTATGTTTGGAGGTATTGACTCAAGCGGTCAAGCAATTGCTCAATCAACTTTAGCGTCATATTTAAATGGTATTGCTCTTTCAGGAGCGGCTGGTTATGGTTATATACCCTCTTTTTCAGGTACTGTTGAATATCCTCCTTATGCCTATCTTCCTGGATTATTAAGAGCATTAGGAGGTATTAATCAATTCTTATTTTATTTTGCTGAAGGTGCTAATACAAGTTTAGATTTTATTAATGCAATGCTTCCATATGAACAATTTGGAATGCAAGCTATTGCTCATGGTTTTTATAGTGCAATGACTCCTGAAAACATTTCAGCTAATATAGTAAGATTTAAAACACCAGATAGTTTTTATATTAGAGATAATATTCAAGAAATACCTAAGTATCAAGATAGTACAGGTACTTTTTATTCTTACTCAATTAATAATTTAAAAAGATCAGATGCTGTTACACTTAGAACAGTGACAGGAGCAGGAGTAAGTACAGGACCCGTATTTATTAATAAAGATAAATCTTTAGTTACATTAGGTTCCTTAATGCAAGCTGCAGTTAATTCAGAACCTGGTATATTACCTGGAGAAAAACCAAATTTTAACAATATTGATATTCCTTTTAGTTTACCAATTGCTAGTCATTATGGTGGAATAAAAGTTAGATTAAGAAATCAGTATGGTCAATTACAAGGTATAAAACAAATTCCTATCACCCCATGTGAGCAAAAGATTGGTTCAGCAGATAATAACTTTCTAAGTCTAAATACAGGACTTGTATGTCCTACTATTACTACTACACAAGGAAGTGTTGTTATAAATACTATATTAACAAATACACCAATATTCTTTGGAGGAGACACATTTATAAATAGATATACAGAGAAAAATACTTTCTTTTATTTCTATGATTGGTTATATGGTCAACCAGATGGTTTTGAATATAATTACTACCAACATCAAATGATTCCTTCACCTAGGTTTGCTGTAAATAATATTAGATATGATGTTGGAGACATGGCAAGTGGTATTACAGATATATCTTCGCCTATTACACAAGGAACAGGGGCTCTACCATCTTCATTTTATAATTTAGATTGGGAAAATTATCATTATGAAGATGATGACCCAGGAAATTATCCTGGATTATTTGGAGCAACAGACTCTAGATTTTATTTAACTAATTCAGCTGTAAGAGACTTTTTTGTAGAGTCTGATGTATTAGTTGATTTTAGACAACAAGGTCTTGAGGAAGGAGCTAAACACTATGATCCATATAGATATACTAATTATTCAGCAATGTTTAATTTAAATCCTCAGATTATTACAAGAGGTGATGAATATAGATATGATTATTCATTAAGTATATCTAAAGCATTTACTCAGTATTTCTCACAAGGAGCTTTACAAAGTAGATACTATGATCCTAATGTAGCTAAGTTATGTTATACATATTATCCTGATAGAATTTATTATTCACTTCAACAACAGAATGAATCATTTAAAGATAGTTGGTTTGTTTACTTACCAAATAACTATAATGAGTTTAAGTCTCAAGTTAGTGGTGTCAAGTCTATTAACAAAAGTGGTTTGTTTATTACTTTTAAGAATGATAGTCCATTAATGTACCAAGGTGTTGACACATTACAAACTGACTTAAGTACTAAGATTACTATAGGTGATGGAGGTTTATTTAGTCAACCAGGACAATCTGTAACTAATGCAGATAAGCCATATGAATATGGATCTTCTCAAAGTAGATTAGCTGTTATATCAACACCAGCTGGTTTATTCTATATGTCTGAGAATCAAGCTAAGATATTTAGTTATGCTGGAGGATTAAAAGAAATTTCACAGACAGGACTTAAATGGTGGTTTACAATATTCTTACCATATAAGTTAACTGATGATTTCCCAGATTATCCATATCAAGATAATCCAGTAGCCGGTATTGGTTGTCAAGCAATGTATGATAATACTAACTCTATTATTTACTTTACTAAGAAAGACTATACTGTAAAAGATGAGTATAAAGGATTAGTAGGTTATGTACCGCTTATTACTTTTGGTGCATTAAAAGGTCAAGGAGATTACTTTACATTAAATGGAACAGGCAAATACTTAATTGGTGATCCGTTCTTATTTAATGATGCTTCTTGGACATTAAGTTATGACCCTAAAAATGAGTTTTGGATTAGTTATCATGACTGGCATCCTGATTTATCTATGCCTACTAAGTCATACTTTATGACTACTAAAGAAAATACAATCTGGAAACATAATTATGTTTGTGATAGCTTCTGTAACTACTATGGACAGAACTATCCATTTGAGGTAGAGATTCCAATTATTACAGGAGAAGTAGTAACTACATTAAAATCAGTTCAGTATATCCTTGAGTGTTACAAAAGAGATAGTTATAACTGTGTAGATCAATTCCAAGTATTAGACTTTAACTTTGATAAAGCTGTAGTATATAATATGGAACAAGTTTCTGGATACCTTAACTTAAATATATTCCCTAAGAATAATATTACTTTAAGTTTACAATATCCAAAACCACGTCCAGGTATAATCATTGAACCTAATGTACAACCATTACCAGGATTTGATATCTTGTTCTCTAAAGAAGAAAACAAATATAGATTTAATCAGTTCTGGGATATTACAAGAAATAGAGGTGAGTTCCCTAATGGTGCAGGTTATCCTCCACAAGGTACATTGATACCAGGAACAACAGTACTTGCAGGTAATTATACTCAAGAGTATTTATGGGTGACACAACCAAATGGTTACATTAAAACATTGAATCCAAATAATATGGATATTGCAAAACCTTTACTTCAAAGAAAGAAGTTTAGACATTACTTAAACTTTTTAAATTTAAGAAAAGATGTCTCAGGAGATGTCAATATGATATTGAAATTAACTAGTACTAAAAATCAATTATCCAATAGATAATGACTAATAAAAGAGTTTTATCCAAAGCTGTATCTGAGTTAGATAAAGCAAAGGCTCCGGCAAAATCAAAAGATATTATTTATGATCCTATGGGTCAATGGAAATATCCTGGAGAAAATACTAGAATTCCTGGTAATGACATCACAATGCAAGGTGTTGATTATCCAGTATGGGCACAACCAAATGTAGGACCTGGTACTATGATGGTGCCGGGTCAAGAATACAACTTTCCAGAAGCAGATTATGTAGATGAATATCCACAAATGAGAAGAGGAGGTTCTAAGAAAAGCAAAAAGTTTACCAGAAATATAATGGCTACTAATAGAATATTTGCTGAAAACTTTTTATTTAAAAAGCCAGGTAAGAAACAAATCTATGATCCTAATGCTCCACTGTTTGAAGATGGTGGTGAAGCTAATGACTATGTAGATGTTGATTTAACTGAAGAAGAGATACAAGCATACCGAGATGGTGGTTACATTGTAGAAGATATCTCAGTACCTCAACTTACACAAGCACAGAAAGGTATAACTATATCTGATCCTAAAGAATATGCTTATAGAAAACAAATGTATGATGATAGCTTAAATCTAAATAAAGCTTTTCAAATGCAAGATAAATTAATGGGACCAGGTAGTTACAAAACAAAAGATAAATATAAATGGGGTACTGCTGAGTTAAAAGAAGGAAGAAAGAAAAAAATTGTAAAAGGTTTAGAGGATTTAGGCCCAATGGCTGAAGATTATCAAAGTGAAGCAGATCAATTTAAAAATGGTTATGATACCTGGACTGCTAGAAAACAAGATAAACAATTATTAAATTATTATAAAAAGCTTGGATTTAAACCAAGTCAAATAATGTATCATTCTTCACCTGATGTAGTTAGTGATAAAATAAAAGCTGTTGGTAGTTATTTTGATGGTAATGCTGTAAGTCCAATTTATAAAAAACCAGTACAACCTGTTTATTTAAAAAAAGAAGGAGATAAAAAATCTGTACAAAAAAGTTATAACAAAGTAGGAAACTATAATAAAAATACAAATCCTAAGGGTTGGGTTAGTCCTCCTAAAAAGGATCAACCATATGAAAAAAGTAGATCTACAATTAATAAGATTCCGACAGTGGATCCTATAGGTAAAAGAAGAATTGGAGAAACTAGTAATGCTACAATAGATCCTACAACAGGAAATGTAATAGAAGTAATTACTCCTAATTATGAAAATCTATTACCATTAAAGAGATTAGAAACTGAAAGAAGAAATCAAATTATAGAATCAAAAGTTCAACAAAGAAAAGGATCTGATTATAAAACTGCATATAGAGATCAAACAATAATTAGTTATGATCCTAATATAAAACAATTTATTAGCACAGGCTCTAGAAAAGCACCTTTACCATATTCAGAAAAAATTGGGACACATCCTTGGGAATTAAATATATCTCAAGAAATACCAGAATCTGGAGCGCGTGTTTGGCAGGTAGATGGTAAAGATTATTATAATGAAGATGACGCAAGAAAAGCACAAGCTTTTATGCCTCAAGGTAGTTATAATTTTGCTCCAGGAGGTGTGGTAGATCTTAATCCTGAAACAATGAAAAAATATCTTGCTACTTTAAAAGTACAAGAGAATAATGAAAGTACAGGATTGAAAAAAAATAAATGGTATCCTTATCCAAGTTCTGAAAAAGGAAGTGATACTATTGCTTATGGTCATAAGTTATTACCAGGAGAACAAAAGTATTATGAAGGCATAACTACACAACAAGCAGAAGCTTTAGCTAAGAAAGATGTTTTAGAAAAACAAACATCAGCAAAAGGTAGAGTAGATGCTAAGTATGGTAAAGGAACATTTGATAAACTACCACAAGATGCTCAAATGTTATTAGTTGATTATCAATACAATGTAGGTTTACAAAAGTTTCCTAAATTTGTAGAGGCTGTTGTAAAAGGAGATAAAACTACCATGCTTAAAGAATATGAAAGAACTTCTGATGCAGGTAAGTTAACTAAAAGAAACAATTGGACTAAAGGTATTATTGACAATTTAGAATATCCAGTAATTGAAAAACCAAAAAAAGCTAAGGTAGCAAGTTTAGAATCTAATAATGATTATACTGAAGCTGAACTAACACCAGAAGAAATAGAGTGGTATAAATCACAAGGTTATATAGTAGAAGAACTTAATTAAACTTATTAAGTTTATTGAATAAATTAAAATTTACTATATTTAATTATAACTAGTTATATGAAAAAAAGAGTAAGATTATATAAAGCACAAGAAGGCGGTATGCCTGATGCTAATATGTTAGGTTACCCAGGTGCTCAATCACAACAATCTGATGAAGGATCCAATGATCAATTAGTATCTATGATATTAACTGATATTGGAAATTCTTTATCTAAAGATCAAATTATTGCTAAATTGGTTACTATACATGATCAAGATGCAGATGAAGCTAATCAAATTGTAGATCAAGTTTACAAATATGTAGAACAACAAAAACAATCTGAAGTAGATGCTGCTGATAGTGAAGATGATGAGGAAGAAGATGTAATGGAAACTGTTGCTGTTGAGGAAGAAATTCAATCAGAACCTGAAACTACAAGACAAACAGGTACTCAGATGTCTAATGAAATCATTGATGAATGGGATGATTCAAGTGATGATGATTCACAATTAGCATCAGATATTATCATGCGGTATGGTGGTTATCCAATGGCTCAAGATGGAATGGAAGTTCCTATTCAAATGCCGGATGTAAGTGCTTACTTACCTCAAGATATGGGTGATTATTTAGGAGGCAGTACTAATCCTTATTCTGGATTAGCTTGGCAAGAACCTGAAATGATGGAAAATGTATCAGAAGATGAAGAAGTATTTTCTGATTATGCTGAACCAATATTACCTGAAGAAAGATTTGGTGGAATGCCAAGTAAAAGAAGTTATGTAAACTCTGTTCTTAAACTAGTTAAGAAACAAATGGGTGGTGATAGTGCTGCTCCAGAATCAGCTAAGTATAATGATGATAATGCTGATCCAACAGGTGCTAATGTAAGAAAGAAATCATTAGACAAGTTTATTGGATCTGTTAAGAATCAATCTGCTATGGCTTTAGCTAAAGAACAAGCAGAGCAACAGTATGATCAAATGATGCAGATGCAACAACAAGCACCTGCTCCACAATATCCTATGGCTCAAGATGGTGGTGAACAAAATATTTACCAAGGTCAAGATTATGAAAATCCAATGCATCACTTAGCATTGTTTTCACAAGCTACTGGTGATGTATTCCAAGATGATCAAAATCAAATTACTACAGCACAAGATGGAGCTGAAGTAGTAAATGAACTATTTGTAAAAAATCCTCCTAAAGTTGGAGAAACAAACAGTGCTTACTTATTAAGAGTTACTGGAAATCCCGGTTTCTATAATAATAGAAGTGTGTGGGATGGTAAACAATGGGTATCAAAGTCATTAGATATATATACAAACTCAAATGATAAGGTTTGGACTCGTCCTAAATCATATGAAGAATATCAATCTAAGTTTGGATGGCCTAGAGGTAGTATGTCTAATGAAGAAAAAGCATATGAACAAGAATATCTAAAAAATTATTAT